TATTCCTGGGACTAACTTACTTGTCCTGGATATTGATGGTGAAGTGCCATTAAGTTCAGTGCAGCAGTTGCTCAAAGAATATAAGTCTATTATCTATACCACTAAACGTCATGGGATCACTGGTAACGGCTGCAACGGTGAAGACCGCTTTAGGGTAATCATTCCTATGAAGTACACACTTAAACTTGATGGGAACGATTACAAAGAGTTTATGCAAGGTGTCTATCAGTGGCTACCATTTCACTTAGATGAAAGTACAGGCCAACGCTCAAGAAAGTGGGCTTGCTATGACAAAGGTGACATTTACACCAATGATGGTGAGTTGTTTGATCCAGTAGAGTTTATTCCTAAAACCAGTAAGAACGAAAAACGTAAAGAAAAGTTATTAGATCAATCATCTCTTAACAATTTAGAGCGTTGGTTCATTAATAATACTGGTCAAGGTAACCGTTCAAACCAGCTAATTAAATACGCCCTACTCTTAGTAGATAGCGGCAAAACAATGGTGAAAATTGAACAAGCGGTTAATTCATTAAATGATAAGTTGCAAGACTCATTACCAGATGAAGAAATCACAAACACTATTATGTTATCTGCTCGTAGAGCTTTTAATAAGTCTGTATCCCCTTAACTAAATTGCCAACATCCGTTGGCTTTTTTGATTATAAATATCTCTTGGAGAAACCAAACCAATGTCACAAAACGCACAGGTCAGTAATGACAACTTAGTTTTAATTTGCGGTAAATCAGGGGCTGGAAAGTCTGCTGCATTACGCAACATTAAAAACCCTGAAGGTGTAGTTTATCTAAACTGCGAAACGGGTTAATTTTTAGCCCCTATTAGTAGTGATACTAATAAGCAAATCTATTGAATTGCTGGAAAGCCCTTAGAGCCTTTGTATAGCCGTAAGGTGATGAACAAGTAAAGGATTGGGTAATCAGCAGGTAAGATTAAATATGGAATAAACGAGTTCAGTATTTATAGTGAACCAAATTATTAAGTATAAAACATATTCCCATATTAAATAAACTCCAACGACTATCCCGCAAGGGAGTAGAGCCAAGTGGTTCGAAGCAGTAGACACCTTAAAATAAGGTGATGATATAGTCTGGTCTTACGGGAAACCGTAAGTTGCAAGTAATGTTGCAGACAAAGATTAACGAACTTTGTTGAACACACACGAAGAAATTACCATTCAAGCACAAATTCAAGCAAATAGTGATCACCGAACCTCACGAAGTTGAACAAGCGTTCGATGAAGTTGAGAACATGGATGATGTACACACCGTTGTAGTTGATTCTTTAACTTATCTTATGGATATGTACGAATCACAGTACATCTATCAAGCCACTGATGGTCAGAAAGCTTGGGGTGATTTTGCACAATTCTTTAAACGATTGATGCAGAAGTATGTTGCTTCATCATCTAAAAACGTCGTGTTTATTGCACACGTTAAAGATGTATTAAACGAAGCTGATTCTGTTATGGAAACCAGTGTACCTATAAAGGGTGCGCTTAAAAATAACGGAGTTGAGTCATATTTCTCATGCGTTATTGGATGTAAGAAACAAACCCTAAAAAACCTTGAAGACTATGGCAGTGATTTATTGCAAATCACAGCAGAAGAAAAGGCTTTAGGTTTCAAGTATGTCTTTCAAACCAAGATTACTGCCAAGACTGTTAACGAACGTCTTCGCGGCTCTATGGGCATGTGGACAGACAAAGAAACATTTATCGACAACGACGCGCAAATGGTATTAGACCGGTTGCACGAATACTACGCAGATTAAGGAAACACACAATGAGCTTATCAAACTTAAAAACAAAAGAAAATATCGTATTAGACAGTGACCGTACTGGTGGCTTTCGCACATTAGAGACTGACATTTATGGTCTTAACATCAAATTTGCTTACTTTGGTAAGTCTAAAGGTGGTGCTATGTCACTTAACCTTGAAACTGAAACCACTGGTGGCGCTAAACTAAGCCAACAGATTTGGATTACGTCAGGCGACAAGAAAGGCAACAGCAATGTTTATAAAGACAAAGATGGTAACGAACAGTACTTACCGGGCTTTGTCATAGCTAACTCACTTTGCTTATTGGCTTTAAAAGGCCAAGAAATTGCTGATGTAAGTGTTGAAGAAAAGACTATCAACATTTATGACTTCACAGCAAAGAAAGATTTGCCTACTAAAGTAGATATGTTAGTAGACTTAATTGGTGTTGATATTCGCGCTGCAGTACAAAAGCAATTAGTAGATAAGAACGCTAAAGATGGTAACGGTGTTTATCAACCTACTGGTGAAACCCGTGAGCAAAATGAAATTATCAAGTTCTTTAAGAACGATAACAACATGACGGTTACTGAAATTACCGCACAAGCTGAAGAAGCCCTTCACCATGACAAGTGGCTTGAAACCAACAAAGGTAATGTCTTTGACAAGTCTACCAAAACTGGTGCTACTGGTGGTGCTCCAAATAAGCCAGCCGGTAATAAAGCGGCAGGAGCTGAACCTAAAAAGTCATTATTTGCCTAATGATAATTGCAGGCCTTGATCCCAGCTTAAAGAACTTCGGGATGTCAAAAGGTGTACTGTGCGAAGATACAGGCACCTTTAATCTTACCCACCTTCGCCTACAAACAACTGATCCTAGCAAAGCCAAGATGCAGCGTAAAAGCAATGATGATTTTAATCGTGCTACTGCGCTCAGAAATGCTATGTTTGATTTTATCAGTGATGTTGACCTAGTAATGGCAGAAGTTCCAATAGGCTCACAAAGCGCCAGAGCATCCGTATCCTATGGTATCTCCATAGGGCTCATAGCAGCAATACAAAAACCCCTCATACAAGTCAATCCAACAGAGGTTAAGTTAGCCGCCACAGGAAATAAGACAGCTACTAAAGCTGAGATGATTTCTTGGGCCATAGAAACTTACCCTGATGCAGATTGGCTTACCGAAAAAAGAAAGGGGGAATTGCGTTTTACACATGCTAATGAGCACTTGGCAGATTCTGTAGCAGTCATCCATGCGGGTGTTAAATCAGAAACATTTCAGCAGTTACTTGCATTTCAAAGGAAAGTATCACCATGAAAATAGTATTAGAAGAAAAAGACCTTAAGGCTGCTATTACCCAGTACCTTCAAGGTTCAAATATATTACCCAATACAACTAGCGTCACCGCAGTTGATTTTGAAACAGAAGGGCTCTCAGTAGAAGCCACAGCGACTATTGAAACCAATCAAAGCAATGCGACCAGTTATCAAGAAAGCAAGCCTAGCCCGATTAAGCGTACTCGTAGGTCTAAGGCTCAAATAGAGTCTGATGAAGCAGAGGAAGCTAAAGAGTTAGCGGCTGAAGAAGCGCATGAAACAGGTTTAAAAACAACTGAGCCAGAGCCTGAAGCAGTAGATGATTCTCCTGCTGAACAGGAAGAAGAAGATACTGACGAAGAAGAAGTTAAGCCAGTAGCGAAAGATAAAAAATCACTGTTCGCGTAAGTGAAGAAACTATGTATAGCAATTAAGGTTCTACTTTGGACACTTATTTGCGGCATAGTGTTAGTTGTGTGTGTGGTAGGAGGTTACGTTATCGGTATATTAGGTAGCCTCCTATTCCTTTTAGGGATCATCGCACTATTTGTAACTAGCTTCTTTGTTTCAATCGACACTACAAAAACACCAAAAGACCCTTAATCGGGTCTTTTTTATTTAGGAATATTATAAATGCATAATACATACACACGCTGGACTGACGAAGATGAACAACTAGTCATGGAACAAATTAATGTAAACCAACTTAACTACGACGCAGTTGGTGCCATGTTAGGCCGTAATAGTATGTACAAGGACGAATAAAGCCAACTCTACCTGTTGAGCAGCATCTAAAAGTTGTTTAAAAAGTACTCTACTAATGAGTTGTTCTCGACATCTCCAATCAATATTTTTTCGAGCTCTTCCCCACCAATCTAAGCGTACTTCCTAAAACTATCTTCCTTAATCTTTAAAGAACACTTATCCACAATATCCAAACCTTGTTCTGGAAAAAAATGAGAAAAACATATTGCCTTGGCATGTTAAAGCGAATAAGGCGCTAACCATTTCCTAGGTTTATCAGACCCTTACCGAACACCTCTCGTTGGAGCCCAACCAAATATTATGCAACAGAGGAATTAGTAAAGTAAGGACGTAGGTTCAATGGGCGCATACTCTGTTAACATTAATCTAGGCATGTAGGTTTGCTATCGTTTATTCTTAGTGGAGGTAATTATACCTTATTTACATGCCGTTTATTTTTTATATT